CCGAAGTTAGGAACCAGCGACGTGAAAACGTGGTCTGGAACTGATAATCCGGTAGTGCCTCCCGTTTATAATACTTATAGGTATTCCTTCAGCATATCGAAGGCTCACTATAAGACTGAAAGGGTGGATGGTAGACTAACTTATAAGTATATACCTGAGAAGGTAGGTACAAGAGAAGTTAGGTACCGAGTCAGTACAGGAAAAGTTTCCCCTTACCAGGGGAACGATCTTGTGCGACGGATCCATCAAGATTTCGGTATGTACATAACACCTGAAGAGGGTTATGCGCGTATCCGAAGGATCCTCCACGTCCGACAAAATCGGACGACAATGTCGCGGGTGAACCAGGCAGACCACCCTTATACGATGTCCAGGATAACACGGACTCAAGAGCTGGTAATGCGTAAGCATTTTTCCTATGTTCCACCGGGGGTAGTATCCAATACGGATACACAATTCTCGGTGTATACAGGGGTGCCAGCTGTTGATTCGTCCACGGCCTGGTCGGGCAATGATGATATCGCTCTAATAGGGAAACTTAGGTCCAAAGTAGCGGGCTCAGACTTTCATCTTGGTGTGTTCCTCGGCGAAGGCCGAGAAGCTCTCTCGATGATTGCTGACAACGCTACGAGGATCTATCAATCCCTAAAAGCTGTAAAGCGAGGCGATTTCTCATCTGCCGTACGTTACTTGGGTGCCTCTAAGCTCAATCCAAAAGTTTCCGTCCATAAGACGGTGGCTCAAAATTGGCTTATGCTCCAGTACGGGTGGTTACCTCTGCTCGAGGATGTTCATGGTGGTGCGCAATTTCTCGCGAAACACCTTGAATTTCCGTTAGTGCAGTCGTACAAAGTGAGGCAAGTCAAGAAACATCGTGTCATTATACCACCCGGCTTCGGAGAGTGTAGCGGTGAGTCCCGTTCTACGGGGCAAATCATCGCAAGACTCAGCGAGGCTAATGTGGCGCAAATGTCCGGTCTACTTGATCCGCTAAGTGTGGCTTGGGAGTTGACTCCCTGGTCATTTGTCGCTGATTGGTTTATCCCGATCGGTAACTACCTTAGCGCCCGTTCTTTTGTTAGTTCTCTAACTGGAACTTTCGTCACCACGAGGATGGAAAGGACCACCCGTCATCAACGGGGAAGTCGTTCTGTTATCACTTTTCCGACTGACTACTATGTAGAGAGTCAGAATGGTGGCTGTTCGGAAACTTCTGTTTCCATGCAGCGAACAGTATCATCCTCACTGTCGGTACCTCTCCCTAGCTTTAAAAGGCTAAGTGACGTGCCGTCGTGGAAGCGAGCTGCCAACGCGGTCTCTTTGTTGGTAACTAATTGGGCTTCGCCCCATCAGTTATCTCGAAGAGCCAATCTTTATTAATCTTCCTTTCTAGGAGACTTAATTGTCTGCCATTGCAAATATCACCGTCTTCGACGGTGCCGGTACACCCGTCTCGCACA